GTATGGGAGGGCCTGACTAGTATCACCAGAGGTGTAAGACTTCAAGAGGTGTGGACTATTGGTGGTGGTACAGGCCTTGGTAAGTCTGAGACACTGAAGGAATTTCTCTTTGATATCATGAAGGTACACAAGCTTAAGACAGGCAGTATAATGTTAGAAGAAAGTAGTGAGCGTACTGTTCAGTGCTACCTTGGTAAGGAACTTAACAAGAGGTACTACTTGGAGGACGTTGAGTTTCCAAGTGATGCTGAGTTGATGGATGCAGCCACAACCCTTGCACCCTATATGACTATCGCTGACAGGTGTAAGTCTGAATGGAGTGAGGTCAAGGCTAAGGTTGAGTATATGGTTAATGCCCTAGGTATTCAGTACATATGCATTGATCACCTGACTGCCATAGCGGAGGGTAAGTCTACTGATGTAAACAGTACACTGCATAAGATACTTGAGGACCTTAACCACATGGCTGTGTCACTTAACTGTACGTTCTTCTGTGTTAGCCATCTCAATCAGGCAGCTAATAAGAACTACACTGAGGGAGCACACGTATCCTTGCGTGACTTCTATGGTAGTGGTGCCATCATGCAGCGTAGTAACTTTGTATTCGGATTTGAGGGTGACCTTGAGGGTGAGAAGATACCAAAGAATACTCGCATCATGCGATGCCTTAAGGATCGTAATGCAGGTGATGGTGGTGGCAAGAAAGTCTTACTGAAGTATGACATTGAAACAGGTAGACTTAATGAGTTTGAACCAGAGAGTGATGAGGAGATAGAGGATGCATAATCGAATAGTTCTTGAAATAATGGTACCAGATGAGGGCTGCATCTGTGGTGAGGAGCATAGGATGGGTTCCTTGCGATGATGACCTGACTGATGAGGAGTTTGAAGCGATGACTGAGGAGGAGTACCAAGTGCACTTTGATGAACTACCTTGGCACTGTGCCGCTTGTGACAATGATGTAACACATCGTATAATGAAGGAATGATTATGAGGAAAGTAATATATGATATCGAAGCTAACAGCCTTACACCTACTAGGATCTGGTGTGTTGTAGCTAAGGATATTAACACTGATGAAGTGTTTACTTTCTTAGAGGATGACAAGGATAAGTTTGTTAAATTTTGTTCTGGAGTTCAACAGTTTATAGGTCACAACATCCTTCAGTATGATAACTATTGGATAAATAAATTATGGGGTACTAACATTACAGTTGACCAGACACTTGATACTCTAGTACTATCCCGACTACTTAATTCTTGTAAAGAAGTTAGGGGCAAGATTGAACTTAGGCGTTCCAAGAACCAACACTCCCTCCAGGCATGGGGTGATGGACAGTGTGCTGATTGGTATGAGACAGAGGTTACCGTAGTAGAGGAGAAGTTATCCCCTCCATTCCCTGACCTAGAGGATGCTCTTGTCTATGCTTGTAAGGCAAACAAGTCTGATAGTATGGATGCTTCCCTTCCTTACAATGAGTGGGAGGATGATGATGACCTACCAAACTACTACCTGGAAGAGCATGACAACGCTATGGAATCGTGGGTGGTACCCTTTACAGTTACTCGTAAGGAAGTTAGGAATGTTAATCGGTATGCAAAGATAGACTTCCATGAGTTTGATAAGTATACACCTGAGATGTTGACCTATTGTAGGCAGGATGTTGAGCTCAACCATAGAGTGTACTGTGAACTTAAGAAAGAAAGCAAAGGCTTTTCTTCTCAGAGTATCAGACTTGAGCATGCCCTACAGGATATCCTTTGCAATCAAATGCGTAATGGATTTAAGATAGATGTTCCCTCTGCCACTAGGTTACTAGCTAAGTGTTCCACTAAGTGTAGGGAGTTAGAGCAACAGATGCAGAAAGACTTTCCACCATTGGCTAAACTTAAGAAGACTTACACTCCACGACTTAATACTGACGGAGTAACGCACAACACTGGATCCTTAGGACCTATGAAAGAATACTATGGGTTTCAGTACAGGGGTGGAGAGTACAGCTACCTTAACTGGGTTCCCTTTAATCTTAGCAGCCCCATACAAGTAGTGGAAAGACTAAAAGGTCATTGGGATCCCAAGGAGAAGACAGTTAAGGGTGCATACAAACTATCGGATAAGAACATTGCAACCATCAGAGATACTGCACCCGATAGTATCAAACAAATTAAACTATATCGTATGTACTCATCACGATGTAACGAACTTAAACAATGGATAGAAGGAGCAGAACAACATGAAGACAACAGACTTAGAGGACGTATCGTCCATCTTGGCAGCTGGTCTGGTAGGGCTAGTCATTCTAAGCCTAACACTGCTAATATTTCTAGTGTCTCTATGCGTAAACTTAACGATGGATCTGGTAAGAAAGTTCCAGTCCTGGGAGAAGCAGGGAACTTTGGATGGGAGTGTCGGTCCCTTTGGACGGTAGACAAGGGTAATGTACTTGTTGGTTGTGACGCATCAGGTATTCAACTACGTATACTTGCACACTACCTTAACAATCCGACATACACCAAGGCTGTACTCGATGACATCCATGACTTCAATGCTAAGACACTAGGTGTTAGTCGTGATGATGCCAAGACATTCATCTACTCGTGGCTACTAGGTGCAGGAGTTGTTAAGACTTCTGAGATCCTTAACTGTTCAGTAGGTGAGGCTGTTAAGAAGAGAGAGAAGTTTGTTAACCTGACCCCAGGACTTGGAGACTTCTTAAAGATTAAGACTTTGATGGCTGATCGTGGTTGGTACCTTGGTCTTGATGGACGTAAGGTCTACCTACCTAGTGATCACCTGGCACTGACAGCATACCTTCAGAATGGTGAGCATGTTATAATGGCACTGTCTAATATCTACTGGACCAAGTGGGCCAAGCAGAGAGACATACCATTCAAGCAGTGTGGATACATACATGATGAGTGGCAGGTTGAGACACCCACTAAGTATGCTGATACACTAGGTAACCTTATGAAACAATCGTTCAGACTGGCAGGTGAGTATCTTAAACTTAACTGTCCATTAGATGGAGAATACAATGTTGGAAGAAACTGGGCAGAGACCCACTAGAAAAGTAGGAGAATATTAATACTTGACAGATCAACGAAGATGTGCTATAAGAGTTCATCATAAATAGAACCGCTAAGGTTCACACAACAGGAGACTATACTAATGGCTAATACACAAACATTCAAGACCTTAAAGTTAGATGGAGAGGCCCTCTACCTGAGGCCCTGGCAGAACCAACGGGGTGAACTCTATGGTCCAACCGATAGGGATCAGTATGAGGTTACACTTGTTAACCTTACAGAGGAATCAATGGCTGCAGCTAAGGCAGCAGGACGATCACCTACTATCTCTAGCCCTAACTCAAGCAAACATAATGCAGGTATCCTTGAGTACTACAAGATTACATCTCAATATCCTATTAAGTTTGCTGACTCACAGGGTGATCCTATTGAGGAAGGAACTCATGTAGGTAATGGAAGTAAGATACGTGCCTACGTTGAGGTTCGTGAGATTAGTAAGGAGTACCAGAAGGGTAACACTCACAAGTTTTATGCTACTGCTGTTCAACTTATTAAACTGGTAGAGATGCCAGAAGATCCAAACTTTGTAGCCAAGAGTGGTGTACAGTTTGATAAGGTTGAGAACGGGTATGTTGCAACAGCAGCGGAAGCTAAGGGCTTTGATGAGGTGAAGCCTGAGTTCGATCCTATTCTTGATGATGAGATCCCATTTTAATGGCAGCTGTTAAAGACATTGAGACCCTGGTGGATGATATCTATGCCATGTTTAGAACAGGTAAAGACTTCACCCCAGGGGATACAGCAGAGTTAGCCTCACGGTTAGCTCGTGCTATCACCAAGAAGTTTAAGATTAGGAAGGGTCCTGCTCGTAAGGATAAGATACGTCCATCTAACATGGGCCAACCTGATAGGCTTCTATACTTCAACGTCAAGGCTGACCCTGTTGAGAATAAGTTTGCACCTGAGCAGCTACTTAACTTTCTCTATGGTGACATCTGTGAGGAGTTAATGCTATGGTTGGCTGAACAATCAGGACACAAGGTTACTCACAATCAACACCCTGTCAATGGGTATGGCCTTAGAGGATACATGGACTGTAAGATTGACGATAAGAATGTTGATGCCAAGTCTGCCTTTGCTGCTAACTTTAAGAAGTTTAAGGATGGTTCAATCAAGGCACCAGGAAAGGATCCTTACGGTTACATTGCTCAACTGTCCTACTACGAACAAGTCCAGGAGGGTAGGGAGAATGCGGACACAGCATACTTCTTTGCCTTTAATAAGATTGGATCCTTGGCACTAACTGCTGTCAATCCTATGGAGCAGATCAATGCTGAGGCAAGAGTTAAGCACCTTACTGAGATGCTTAAGAAGGATGAGCCACCCGAAGAGTTATGTTATGAGCCTGAGCCTGATGGCAAGGCAGGTAACATGAAGCTTGGCACTCACTGTAGTAGGTGTGATCACAAACGTAAGTGTCATCCTGACTTGAGAACCTTTGCCTACAAACCCTGGAGGTATCTAACTCACGTTGAGAAACTACCAAAGGTTGAAGAGGTTCTACCTATCGTGGAAGTAGAGCCAGTATGAAACACCACTGGAAAGGATTGACACCTAACCCTAGTAAGTACTTTGGATTTACCTATGTTATCAATGAGTTATCTACTAGTAAGTACTACGTTGGCAAGAAACAATTCTGGATATCTAGTGGTAAGGTTAAGAAGGGTAGCCTCAGACCTAACAAGTTAGGGGCTGCCTGGAACCCACTCCACTGGAAGGAATCTAAGTGGGGTTCATACACAGGTTCATCTAAGGAACTAAATATATTAATCAAGGCCAACCCTAAGGACTTTCATTACATGATCATTGGACAGTATACTTGTAAGGCTGACTTAGTCTATGCAGAATGTAAGGCTCAGTTTGATTACAGTGTGATGGTTGCAAGGGACAAGAAGGGTGATCGTATTAGTTACAATAAACAGATTGCAGCTGTTAGGTTTATGCCACCCTGGAAAGATAGAGAGGAGCTATGAGTATAAATAAACATAAGGTAATGACTAAGTTACATGAGACTTCTGAGTTCAACGATGCAGTTAATCTTCTGATTACAGTTGAGGATAATAAACTTATTGTAGTTCCCTATGGTGGGACCTTTGATAACACACCCACTGAACAGGCTCGTGAAGTTTATGAGATAGTTACACTACTCCTTCAAACATTTGATGACTATGGTGGTGTTTCATTTACAGATGATATGATATCACAGCACATGAGTTCAAACATAAAACACTAAAGGATATACCAATGGATAAACAAATTAAAATATTAACCTATGACATTGAGACAGCACCTAAGTTGGCTAACGTATGGGATATATGGAACCAGAACATTCCAATTAGTATGATCATGGAGGATGGATACATTCTAAGTTGGGCAGCCAAGTGGCTTGGTTCAGATGAGATCCTAAGTAACTCATTGATTGAACACGATAATAAGATTGAGAATGAGGGCAAGATGGTTGAAGAACTCTATGATCTTATGGAAGAGGCTGATGTCCTGGTGGGTTATAACTCTGATAAGTTTGACAGGAAGCATGTGAACACGGCATTCCTAAAGGCAGGGCTGACACCCCCCTCAACCAGTAAGTCTATTGATCTCTTCAAGGTTGTCAAGTCTAACTTTAAATTTACATCTAATAAATTAGACTTTGTTCTTGGTAAGCTTGGTATTAAACAGAAGATGAACCATCGTGGGTTTGACCTATGGAAGGGCTGCATGGAGGGAGACATGGAGTGTTGGGCTGAGATGGTGGAGTACAATGAACAGGACGTTGAGGTAACTGAACTTCTCTATAAGAAGCTTCTACCCTGGATTAAGAACCACCCGTGTCGCAGTATGTACACCGACACCATAAATATTAAACCTTCCTGTAATAACTGTGGCTCTCATGATGTAATTAAGAAGGGTATAGAAGTTCTTAAGTTCACATCGTACCAGAGATACAAGTGTACTAACTGTGGCAATAACATGAGGGGTAAAGAACTGCAGAATAGTGCAGACAAACGAAAGAGCATTCTAGTTAATGTATAATCTTGTTAAGAATTCTCTTGACAAACAATCTAATTTGTGGTATAACTACTATACTATAATATTTTAAAGGAAATTAAAATGAAACTACTTGAAAGTTTTAAAGCAGAAGTTAAAGAGATCCTGGAGTGGAAAAAATATGGGATCAATACTAAGATTGTTTTGGCTACCTTAGCCATTGTGATTGCTATTCTCTTAATAGCAGGATGCTCTAAGACCAAAGCTCCTGTTGCTCAACCTGTGGTAGAGTACACACCAGAGGTTGAGGACGAGCTCTTCCTGGAGCCTATCGTTGAGGCTGCACCAGAGCCTGTCATTGAGCCTGTAGCTGAACCCGTAGTTGAACCTACCATTGAACCTGCAGTTGAACCTGCAGTTGAACCTGTAGTTGAGACTGTAGTTGAGACTGTAGTTGAACCTACACCAGAACCTGTAGTAGTTGAACCTACACCAGAACCTGTAGTAGTTGAACCTACGCCAGAACCTGTGATAGTTGACCCTATATTAGAACCTAACCCTAGGGTGTCGGTAAGTTATAGCGTCCCTTCATGACTTAGTAATAATAAATCTGCTATAAATTAAAGGGCTTGTAAAGGTAACACTTGACAGGCCCTTTCTTTTATGGTATAAGGGTACCATAACATAGAGGATAGAGCATGAGTAAGAATAAAAAAGACCTGGTAAATCAACCCCCTCACTACACACAGGGAAGTATTGAATGTAAGGATGCAATGGTTGCCGCATTCGGTAAAGAAAAGTATGAAACATTCTGTAAGTTAAATGCTTTCAAGTACCTATGGAGGAGTGACCATAAGGATAACTCTACACAAGACATAGCTAAGGCTAAGTGGTACATGGCTCAGATAGACACAACACCTACAAGTGTAGTAAAGTATCCAAGAAAAGGAAATAAATTTGATGTTGACCTTTAAGAGAACAACAGATGAAGATAGTGGCATGGATCTATACACATCTTACGGTAGCAATGGTGTGGTCCTGGAGAAAGACTTAGATCATTGGACAGTTACAAGGATAATGAAGTACCTAGCTATTTCAAATGTAATATATAAGGAAGAAGAAGAATGATGAATGACTACCAAAAGTTTATAGCCATCAGTAGGTATGCCAGATATAAAGATGATGAAGGACGAAGAGAAGCCTGGGAAGAAACTGTTGACAGATATATGGAGAACATGCATGTCCACCTAGTTGACAAGATGAACTACACTATGCCAGGAGATATGTACCATGAGTTACGTGAGGCAATAGTTAACCATGAGGTTATGCCTAGTATGCGTACCTTAATGACGAGTGGACCTGCCCTTAACCGTGATCATACCTGTGCTTATAACTGTGCTTACACTGCAGTAGATAGTCCTCGTGCCTTTGATGAGGCACTATACATCCTGATGTGTGGTACTGGTGTAGGCTTCTCAGTAGAGAGACAGTACATTAATAAACTTCCTGAAGTAGCAGAACACTTTGAAGAAACTGATAGCACTATTCATGTAGCAGACAGTAAGTCTGGTTGGGCCAGGGGCCTTAAAGAATTGGTCAGCATGTTGTATGCAGGACAGTCACCTAAGTGGGACTTGTCGGCAGTGAGACCTGCAGGAGCAAAGCTTAAGACCTTTGGGGGACGTTCATCTGGACCAGAGCCCCTTGATGATCTATTTACTTTTACCACCAAGATCTTTAATGAAGCAAGGGGACGCAGACTTACATCTATTGAGTGCCATGACATCATGTGTAAGATTGGTGCAGTGGTAGTAGTAGGAGGGGTCAGACGATCCGCAATGATATCCCTATCTAATTTAAGTGATGATAGGATGAGACATGCCAAGCACGGGCAGTGGTGGGAACATCACGGTCAGAGAGCACTGGCTAACAACAGCGTAGTCTATACAGAGAAGCCTGATATGGGTGCGTTCATGAGAGAATGGGAGAGCCTATATGCAAGCCAATCTGGAGAGAGAGGAATCTTTAATCGTGAAGCGTCACGAAAGAAAGTTAGTGAAAATGGCCGCAGAGATAGCGACTATGAATTTGGAACTAATCCCTGTAGCGAAATCATACTCAGGCCACAACAGTTTTGTAACCTTAGTGAAGTTGTTGTCAGACCTGACGATGACCTCCGAAGCTTACAAAAGAAAGTTAGAATTGCTACAATCCTGGGTACATTCCAATCAACCCTGACAGACTTCAAGTATCTACGTAAGATATGGACTACAAACACTGAGGAAGAGAGGCTTCTTGGTGTTAGCATGACAGGTATTATGGACAACACTCTTACTGCCAGTACTGGTGGAGTTAGGTCACCCAACCTCGACACAGTGTTAGTTAAACTTAAGGAGACTTCTGTTGAAACAAATAAAAAGTTGGCTAAAGAATTATCTATCCCACAATCTACTGCTATTACTTGTGTTAAGCCTTCTGGTACTGTTAGCCAGCTCGTTGATTCTGCTAGTGGAATCCACCCAAGATTTGCAGAGTACTACATCCGAACTGTTAGAGGAGATATCAAAGATCCCCTAACTGACTTTATGATTAGTCAAGGCATACCATGTGAACCTGCTTTTGGAGCAGAGCAGAGTACTGTTGTGTTTAGTTTCCCACACAAGTCACCAAAGAATGTGGCTATCCGTGACCAGGGTACCGCTATTGGTCAGCTTGAACTGTGGTTAACTTATCAACGACACTGGTGTGAGCACAAGCCCTCTATTACTGTCTATGTTAGAGAGCATGAGTGGATGGAGGTTGGTGCCTTTGTATGGAAACACTTTGATGAGATGTCGGGAGTTAGCTTCCTGCCATATGACAATGGTACCTATAAGCAAGCACCCTACCAGGAGTGTACTAAGAAAGAGTATAAGGCAGCCCTAGCTCTGATGCCTAAGGAGATTAACTGGAGTACATTTAAGGAAGAGGAGGACAACACAGTGGCATCACAAGAGTTAGCCTGTGCAGGTGGTGTGTGTGAGATTGTAGACGTATCATAAATGAGTATAGAAGGAACTATAATGAAAGACTCTTACGAAGTAATAGATGTGGAGCAGGGTAACAAAGACACCACTGTTATGGAAGACTTAATCCACCGCCCTAAGGTTGAGATGCAGTATCATGATGACCTTGACGGACGCACAGGGATTACAATAAGAAAGACTTATCTTAATAGAAACGATGTAGTTAAGGGCTCAGTAGTTACAAATCCCTCAGTAACAGTAGCACTAAAGTTTATACAAGAAGCACTGGCTGCACTCAACAAGAAGGAGATATAATGGTAGAACTTTCACGAGTACTATGTAAGCCTAAGATACCTCATCAACTTAAGATGATGGCGAAGAAGATCTTACGTAAGCAGAATGGTACTGCTGATTATTGGCGAGACCTAGTAGATCAAACACAGGAGGAGGTAATGAATGTCCCTGACAGTAACAGATAAAAGAAACCTGGCAGTTAATTTGACTAAGTGGTACCTGGAGGATGGTAAAGGTTTAGAACTTTACGTCCTTAAGATGTTGTCTGGTAGGCTAGAAGTAGACGAAGAAAGCAAACAAGAGATTATAAAAATGTTACCTAGAGTAGAGCTTACAATAGGTAGCACAATAGGAATTACAAAAGGATTAAAGTATGGATAACCAACCAGATAGAATAGCAGAGATGGTAGCAGGTATGACCTCAAGGCAGTCACGCTTTGGACGAGACACACTTAACTACCACCTACAGATCTTCGATGAGAATAGGGGCGACAACTCAGTTGATACCTATAAGTTTCTAATAGAAGAGATAGGACTTAGCCTACGCAAAGACTTAGGCATTACCAAAGCAGACTTAGTAGATAAAGTTAAACCAGTAGTTAAGGAGAAGTCTATTGAAAAAAGTAAAGATAGAATTACGAACAAAGTTATTCCATCAAGAGGCAAAAAACTTCCTAGATAAGTGTATGAGAAATCACCCTATAGGTACAGAGTTTTACATTGATGTTGTACAGACAGGTTATCATCCCTTTACTAATATAGAAATAGAAGACCAGGTTAGGGCTTGTTATGGCTCACTCAATAGAGACCTTTCTTTTGCAAGTATCAATAAACCAAATGAGTCCTTCCGATCTTCCTTGTTAAACTTAACAAAGGAGTCAGAAGAACTCATTCAAAGATTCTTCATAGAGAATGATGACTTAAGTAATAACGAAGTACCATCTGAAGTCTACCACTACCTTCAAACTTATAAGGGTAGGGCTAAACAGTTGAGTGAGTACTTAATTAAAGAAGCAAGTCAGATAGTTTAGTAACCCATTTTCTTTTTAGCGGGCTTCTTCTTCATTGGTTTTTTCTTGTTAGCAGGTTTCTTCATTGGTGGCCTACCCATTGTCTTCCCGTATGTACCTTTACCTTGTGGCATAACTATTTCCTTTTACCATTTAACTTTATCAGCCCAGTAGGCTGCACTCATTTTACCCTTCTTGATGTTCTTGCCATGCCTAGCCTTGAAAGACTTGCGCTTGGCTTTCATCTTGTCGGATTCTCCTGACTTAGGTTTACCTGCAGTGGAAGCCCCCTGCTCTCCAAACCTAATAGTCTTTACCTTATCGCCTACCTTGGCTACTACAACGTGTGATTTCTTAGGATGCTTAGGCGTTCTCTTAGGCTTGTTGTAACCGCTCACACCTATTCTTTTTAAGACACTATCTTTCGTCATGATCTTTTCTTTCCCTTATGTAGACCATGACTGGCGAACTGCTTACCCTTAGCCGTGGCTGCTCTCTTCTTTTTATTTGCTGCTGCTAGTTTACTCTTACCCTTTGCAGTTGACTTAAGCTTTCTAATGGTTGCAGCAGGTGCATAAACCTCCCCAGTCTTAGAGGACTTCTTACCACTAGGAGTTCTCCACTTCTGTTTAGTCCACTTCTTTAACGACTTCTGGGATTTTGCAAGTGCCATTACTTTTTATTCTTTGCTTTTTTCTTAGCAGTCTTAGATAGTTCATTGAAGTGAAATAACTTTACACTTGTTTTAGTGTGAGACTTGTTGGTATGTACTGAACCGTTAGGCATCTTATGGCTGCTTCCCTTGTACTCAGTTCCATCCTTCTTATAATGCTTAACGCCCTTCATTTGTAT